TTATTTACATTTATACTCCAAATATTATCATTTTCTGATGATTCTAATTGAAATCTAGATCACTTAGTTTAAGATCTTCATGTTTAATAGCAATTATTTTCTCTATAGATCTAACCGTGCTTGGAATTGTTTTAAAATCGTTAACTCCGATTATTTCAATTGTATCATTGATATTAATGTCTATGATACAACTGTCTTTGTAGTCTTCTAATGATTTAATTAGATGTATATATTTTTGTCCCTCGGGATCTGAATGATGAATTTTTGCAAACAATGTTTCATTCTTAAATATAGTGCTGTATAATTCAATGTCTTCGTTTTTTTCTTTCACTAAGAGACTGAATGTTATCAAGTTAGAAGGTTTCCATTTAAAACAAGAATAATTTACACCTGTTATAATAGGTAAATCATTTGGAATCATAAAAATTTCATCCGTGTCTTTGAAGTCTTCTGCATAAGAATCTATTGATTCTGAATAATCGGTTATAGTAATTGGTGTACTACTAGACTGTATATTATGTTTAAAAGTCTGAGCTTCTGCTACACGGTCTAGATAAGTAATTCTATTGATCTTACTTCCGCAGCAAGAAAATGTATCATAAAGACAGATTTCTTCTAGTTTATAAGAAATATCAAAAATTGTTCCTTGGTAGTATTCGTCTGGGCATGTTATGTTAATTTTATAAATAGTTAAATCTTTAAGAATTACTACAGATGTATTATTTCCATTTTTATCAAAAAACATAAATAAAATAGCTCGTTTTGTGTCCACTGTGTCCTTTTTGTAAAAAATGTATTTAAAATTTCTGAGCTTAAAAATGTATCTTTTTTCTATGTTCACAGAGTTCTGAAGAGGAAAATACATGTCTCCTTTTCCAGTCCAACTGTTATTTAGTAAAAATACAATTTGTTTTTTAAAGTTTTCATCTGTGATCTCTGATTGCATTATTATAATATATAATCACGAGGTCTCTTTAAATATATTTAAAGGTAACGTATTATTCATTAATATCATGTCTTTTACCTCAAAAGAAGAAACTCTTGTAAATTTTCTATTAAATTATTATAAAACTAAAATAAGTCTTTTTAAGGATATAATTTATCAAAATACCCCGTTAAGTCTGAGACTTCTTGATTGGTTAGTAACAAATTACTCTAAAAAGTATAATATAATATATCCACTTGGTAATTCTGGTGAAATTATATATTTTAATATATACCTCGATTACAAAAACCAGTTAAAAGCTTATTCAAAAAAATTTTTTGATCCATTTTGTAGACAAAAACGTCTTGTTATAAATATAGTAACTTTTAAATGGAGAGAATACACAGAAGAAAGCATTTCAGATACAGAAATAGTTACAACTGTTGGTCAGCTTAATTTTTTTAGATGGTTTATAGATAACAAGATACTTGATTATGCATTGTCAAATATTAAATTTATAGACGCAGACATGATAAATACCATGGCTTCTAAAAAGAAAGGTAAACGATCGGTGCTTTCCCCAAGTGCAGTAAAGGGTATATATACTAACAAATGCAGTGTTACGATTAAATTTAAACCTTAGTAATTTAGAGAAATAATTTATTTATAATTATAAAATGGAACATCCATTGAATATTTGGTTAAAATCAACTGGAAAAATGGTAACAGATTCGAGTAAACAAACTATTACTCATTTTATGTTTGATGGAGGGAAACTAGACATATCAGAAGATCACGAAACGTTCCAGATTATGTATAGTAAATATATAAAATATAAAAACTGTATAGTAGAAAGAAAAACTGAATTTTTTAAGTTTTTTGTAGACTTTGATATACTTTCAGAAGAAATAATAAATTTAGAAGAATATGTGATTCTTATACAAAACACATTGAGTAATTTGTATAAAAATAATTCTTTAGTTTGTATAGTAACAGGGGCTGATAAAAATAAAGAAATAACTAAAAATGGAACGGTTTATTTTAAGCAAGGGTTTCATTTACACTGGCCTGACATAATTGTAGACAAGACTACATCATTGGCTATTCGTAAAAATCTTATAGTAAATTTAACTAATGTTTATGGGAAGAATGAAAAACACTGTGACTCTTGGGAAAAAATAATAGACCGCTGCGTTTATGAAAATAATGGTCTTAGGTTAGTTGGTTCAGATAAATGTACGATATCAGACAGTATTAAAAACTACGAAGAGAGAATTTATATACTTAAGGATGTATACATCGGGACCAAAAGAGATGAAGCTTTATTTGATTTTTATAGCAAAGATACATTTCAATTGGTTAAGAATACTAGCATAAGATGTGAATCTAAAAGTATAACAAAGGTACAAGGCCTTGTTGAATATGTAGAAACAGAAGAAAGTACTGAAAGTAATTGTGGAAATCTTATAACTCTTTCTAGAAGTTCACAAGAGTACAAAGCTATTGAAAAATTTTTTAAACTTCACGCAGTTGGTTATCGCGTAGAAGATATCCGTGCTATTTCACAAGTAAAAGACAAATGTATGTATCTAATAAACTCGAAGTCTAAGTATTGTCAAAATAAACAAGACTTTCATAGTAATAATCACATTTATTTTAAACTAAGTCCAAGTGGACTTTGTCAGAAGTGCATGTCAGAAAATCATGGTATTCACGGCCCATGCAGAGAGTTTCAAAGTAGTTGTGTGCCAATTACAACTTCTCTTGAAAGCGCTCTTAAATGGAAAAAACCAAAAACTAAAGAAATCAAAAAACCTCAAGATTTTAGCCTTTCTGGGCTACTAGAAAGACTTGAAAATAATATAACTGGTAAAGACACCTTTATGGGACCTGGAAAAAAGAAGTAAATAGTACCACTGAAAGTCCTATTAAAATAGCAATTACGACTTTTCCACTTAAGTTTGTAACACCTGATTCTATTAAATATGGAAATGAATTACCTAAGAGTTCAGTAAACTGACTTGAGCTAGTAATAAGATAAGCTATAATTACAAGTAAAATAATTCTTACATTCTTCTCTTCTGATATCTTAGCAAAGAGCGAACTATTTACATCCTGATTTACATTTCCTTTTTGTTTGCCCCCTGATAAGATACTTTTTGGACTTTCAGAGTCAATTTCTTCTGTTATTTCTTCTTGTTTACCATTTAGATCTTTTACAGAACATTCAAACTGTGACATATTTAATAAATAAAATGATTTAATTGTAACTTTTTAAACGAAACAATAATTAGTTTTAAAAATAAAAATAAAATGTATATATAAAAGTAAATAAAATGGGCATAGACAACGTTGCTATTAACACTTTTAATTCAACAGGATCACAGTCTGTGTGTAGAGCCAATGAAGCAGACGAAACAAAACTAATTGAATCAGAGTTTCTTACTAAGTGTACAACTGAATACATTAATGGATCTGGAATGAGTTTTATATCTGGGAGTATTGATTTGACCCAACTCAAAGCTTCTAAACCATATGAAACATTTACACTACCAAGTGATGTAGATGCAATAAGTGAAATAACTCTTCAAATGTCATTCGGTTCATCTGGTCTAGGCGTATCTTCTACATTTATTTTAGATCTTATAAGCAAAGTAGAAATTAAACTAGGCAATTTAGTAGTTCAGACTATTCTACCAGGTGATATTTATGCCAGAAATTTAACAGAATCAGGATATGTAGTAAGTGTAAATACATACCAACCAGCTTCAAGTGGTTTATACGCAGCCGCAGATAATATTGATTTTGCGCTTTCTATCCCGTTCACTGGAAGATCAACTGGTGTAAATAAATCTTTTTTACAAGCAGGTGCTGTAACGAACAACTTAACAATGAAAGTTTATTACAATAGTCTTGACTCGAGTGGGGCTTCACAACTAGCTGTTACAAATCCAGCTAGTGTATCAACTGGGGTATGTGTTTTTAGTCATTCTATGACTTCTACTGAAAAAAATTTTATAGCAAAAAATATAATAAATAGACCAGTTAATACTTCTCAGTCTGTTGCATACAGTTTGTCTTCTGGTATAACTTCATCATCGGGCCCTGTTACAATCGATTTAAGCTCTATTAATATAAACGTATCTCATATATTATTAACTTTAGATAATAGCATATTTAATTCTGCCGGAGTGGCTGCCGGATTACCCGATGGCTCAGGTAGTGGTACAACTTGGTCGGCTATTGTCAGTGGCGTCGTCGCAAGTACTGATTTAGGAGTTGCAACAGGTTGGTTAAAGTCAGCTGAATTAATATTAGGAAATGATAGAACAGGAAGTGTTCCAGGATCTTGTCTTACAACTAATAAATTAGAACTTTTCAAATTGACAAGTGTTGTGTCTAAAAATATTTACATATTAAAGTTAGCCGGTTCTGCTTTTAGCACAGCCGGTGTCCCATTTTCGAGACTAAATAACAAAAAGTTAGTAATTACTTATGCAAACGGCTTTACGCTTACTTCTTATACAGATAGTACTACAACAGGTATGTCTAACATAAACGTAACCTGCTGTGGAACACAGATTCAGAGTACAGTTGGTGGTACTATTTCGTTTTCTGCTTAAACAATTTAAATAAATCAAATAAATTCATTTAAATTAAATAATTTTAACTACGTATTAAATTTAAAATTATTTTCTTTTATAAATTGTAAATACAAATGTCTGGAGCTGTAGCTGCTCATGCTGCTTAT